GCGCCGGCACTCCACGCAATGCGGCGGCAGTCTGTGCAGCCGAGACCCCCGTTTTGTTGAGCGCCTTGTCGGCATCGGTCAGGCGCGCAATGAACGGCATGGCTTGAGTGCTCACGCCCAACTGCGCCGCCTGGTATTCCAGCAGTTGCCGCTGACTCATCCCTTGAGTGGCGATCTGACGCTTCAGGTTTGCAACGAAGTCATCCCCTGCCGCAGACGCACGCGCCTTTGCTGCAGCCTCTTCCGCTGCAGCGCGCGCGGCGGCACGCGCGGCAGCCTCGGACTTCCGCTGCTCTGCGGCTTCAGCAGCAAGCGCTTGCTCGTGCCGCTTCGCAGCTTCTGCTGAAGCTCGGGCAGCCTGGATCTGCTCCTGCAATGCCGAAGCGCTTCCGGAAATCGCGCGAGCCATGGCGGTTGACGCAGTTTCCACTAGACGAGCAGCTTTCGCCTCAGCTGCCAACGCCTGTTCATCGCTCACGGCAGCCTTGGCGTGGGCATTCGTCGCTGCGGTGGCTGCTCCAATTGCAGACGCACTCGAGCCATAGGCTCCGTTGAGATCGACCAGCAGCTTTTCTTGACGCTCCTGAGCCGCGTTCATCTTCTGAAGCTCGACCAGCATCCGACCCATGTCCGCAGCCATGGACGCGGCCATCTTGGACCAACCGCTTCCAGCTTTCTTGCTGGACTCCTCCGTCCTGGCGCCAGCGGCGGTCAGGTTGTCGAGATCTTGGGCGGCCTTCTGTACGGGGCGGCTGTCGATTTCGATGCCAATTGTGGCCAGCTCCATGGGGCGCCCTTCAAATGAAAAAACCCGCTCAAGGCGGGTCAGAAACGATAAAGCCGCCCGAAGGCGGCTTGTACTTGCGTCAGTTACTCAACGTATGCCCCAGGCTGGGGTCGTTGACTTGAATGAGTCGCATGCGGCAGCAACGACTTCTTTGCCGCCACCTGCTGGAATCTCATCTTCTCGAGTTGCTGCCCTATGGTTTGCATAGAACTGCTGGAAACCTGTATAGCCGCCCATTTTGTTTCTGGCGTTGACCTCACCGCAAAGCCCACTGTTGGCTAGGCGCCAGTCACTGAACAATCGTTCGTTCCGGAACTGCGCTGAGGCTGGGTCGCTGAGCTGAGCCAGGACGGGCGCGCGGAGCTGATGAATTAGGTACTGACGATAGCCGCCGACCACGACGACCAGCGCCACCAGCACCCCTGCCCCGACCGCCATCCCTCGCAACGTTGTCCGCATGCCACCTCCTGTAGATGGGTGGGATGGTAGCGGGTCAGGGGCATGGTGGGGCAATGGAATCAACTGCCGGTACTACCTGCCGATTTCCCCTTTTCGGAGGTCTTCTCATTGTTCGGGAATAGCCCGCGGATAACGCCTAAAAAAGCTGCAAGAACGCTCACTGTGACGCCCGTTGTCACAGCGATCATCACTTTGTCGCTCCACATCTCTTTGCCCGTCATGGCCTTGACTACGCCACTGCAACCCAACATGACGAACCATCCGGAAATGCAGCCAGCAGCAAGGCAATGGGCCTTGTCGGCATATGTCTCACGAAGACCTCGATTGGCCTTCATATCTGCGACGGTTTCACGCCGCATTGAGTCCTCGCCCCGATCAATGGCGATTGGAGGACTGTCAACTTGTGAAACCTGTCCCCCTAAGGCGGGGACCTCGGGAGGAACCGTCCCAACAATTTTGGTCCAGTTCTCAGGCGCTGGCGAGCCTTGTCCAGATGGCGGCTCGTCCAGCATTTCTCAAACGACAGTCTTGTCGTTGCGAATTTCTTCTTGGGTGATGACTGATCCGTCTCCGCCCCTGCCGCCGCCATCCCATGCGGAGTCAGTGAGATGCGTCATGTTGGACAACGCAATCCCTCCCAGCTGTCCATACTTTCCAATGATTGCATCAATCAAGCCCCACGCGCTACGGTCGTCATCAGGGATCGTTGGCACATTCATTGAGTAGCCACCCTCACTTACGGCGAGAGTCGTTGCCATCTGTGATATGGAGTCATAGCCATAGGCCTTGAACTCATGATAAATCGCAGGTATGACCGGGCCATGCCGCCACCTTGCAAAATTGTCGTCAAGCAACGGCTTGCCGCCCGTCCCCTTCAGATGCCAGGCCTGGGCAAAGTAGAGCAATTTTTGCAGCTTCATCGGAGTCAGCTTTGGAAGCTTCCCCTCCTTCGCTCTCTGGATGAAAGCATTCGCAACTGCATAAGCAGAGTACGCCATGTCTGACCTCCAAAAGTTAAAAGCTGTACAAAAACACAGTGCCCTGAGCCTTGGAATTGTACCGGATATGGAACAAAAAAGTTTGTCCACTCAATCGGAAATCAATACTTCGAAATGATCATTTCGCAATAAAAAAAGCCACCCGAAGGTGGCATCCACGAAAGGCGATGTGGAAAGGGGTTCAGATCGGCAGCGCGATCTGCAGACGGGAGGCCAGCGTGTTGACGCGAGCCTCCAGGGGGTTCTTCTCGCCCTGCCAGCGCTTGAGGCCTCGGCCGCACAAGCTGGCGACGGCGCGCTTGCTGGTGTACTCGACCAGGGCCTTTTGGAACTCGACCGGCATGGTCTGCGGCGCACCGCGCTGCTCCAGCACATCCAGCACCCAGCGGCGGAACTGCTTCGCGCACTCGGTCCGGGCGAACATGCCCAAGAGGTGGCAGCCGCGCAGACTGAAGATTCGGACTTCCTGCATGCCGCCGGCAGTCTGCATGCGCACCAGTGCGGTCATGCTGTCGGTGAATTCGTCGGCGTGGCGGCGAAACAGGTCACGGACGCGGGTTTCAGAGGGGGTCGCACTTTGGGGACCCCCTTCTTGCGCGTACAGAGCGCGCGCCACCTCGGTTAGCGTCAAGTACTCCTGACCGCAGTGCATCACGACGGCCAGGCTCAGGCCGTTGAAGTTCAGATTGGTGTCCATGGTTCGCCTTTCGTTCAGAAATGACAAAGCCCGCCGGGCAGACGCCAAGCGGGCTTGTTGGGATGGCCGATCGACGCCGGCTCAATCAGATTCAGTCGGCCAATGTGACGACCGATTGCGTGACACTTGCCACTGTTTGGGATAAAAGCGCCTCAATGCGTGCGAGGCGTGCTTTGATCTCTTCCATGTCCCGGGTCATCTGGACCCACTTGATGGGCTGGCCCAGCGCCTCATCCACCGCCGCACTCAGCAACGCAGCCGGCCGGCGCGCCGGAATCCCCAGCGCTCGGTCCACGTCATAGTTCAGGTCTCGCATGTCGTTCCTATCCGAGCGCCTCGTCGATCGCTCTGCTGAGGTTGGGATTGCGCTGCAGGTCGCCGAAGGGCGGCGGGCGCGAGGGGTCGGATGCCTGCTGCAGCTCCGACAGATAGGCGCTGGAAAGCGTCCGCAGCGTGCGGAACTCCCAGGGGGTCAGGCGGGTGCCCGTGCCCTGCTGCCAGGCGCGAAGCTCTGTGGCCGTGAGCGGCGAAGCCCCCATGCCACCCTGCAGGATCGGGCCGGCGTCAAAGAGGATCTCAGTCAGACCGGGCGCCGGGTTGTCTGGTAGCCGTGGCTCGATCTCATCCTTCTTCATGCGCTCCAGGCGGCTCTGCTGCCGGCCCCGCGCTGACTTGCGCGGCCCCTCCGGCTCAGGCACGGCATTGAGCCATGCCACCTGCCGGACGTAGAGGATCAGGTCGCCGACGACTTCGGCAAAAAAGCCTCTTCGTTTTCGAGGGCAACCAGGATCTTGTCGCGCCAGGTCTTGCGGCCATCAAGCAGCTTGCGCAGCCTGTCGGCATCGAAGGGCATGGGCTGATTCGTGCCGGCCACATTGAAGCCGAACCAGTCGACCACGACGGCCACAGCGAGGTTCAGTTCATTGCCTTGCACCAGGTCGATGAACTGGGTAGCACCCGCATCGGTCTTGGTGTCGATCTTCTGCTGCTTGATGGACTGACGCTTCAAGCCAGAGACACGCTGTGCGGTGTCAGCGTCACGGAATTGCTGCGAGTCCTTGCCGACGATGACGAAGCCGACATACGGCTCGCCCTCGTCGTCGAACGCGATGCCGACGCGCTGGGTGATGTCGCTCGGCGGGGTGGCGATCAGTGCGTCGATGTCGAAGCCGCCGGCAATCAGGTCTTGAGCTTGGGTCATGGTGATGGTGTGTTTTCGCGGATGAAAAGGAAGTGCCCGCGCCCCACTGGCCGCCATCCGCGAAGACAGCGAACCAGCAGGGCCGGTGCGAGGGATGGGCCGAGGCCCAGAAGCGAGAAAGCCACCGCGGCGGGTGGCTCAGGGTGGCGATGTGCCGGGATCAGGGTCCGGCGACGGTGATGGTGTCGGTCTGGCGCAGCAGGGTGATCTGACCCACAACCTTGTCGTCCACCGTGCCAATGTTCTCCATGAAGGAGGAGATCTGCGCTTGGAAGAAGCGTTTGGCGCCGTCCTGCTTGGTAACTTGGAACGAGTAGATGGCGTAGCTCAGGCTGCCCGCCAGCACCATGACCTGGCCTGCGTCCTTCTCGTCCCACGCGCATTCGACCGTAGTGTCAGGCAGCGTGTAGCTGGCTTTGCGGTTGACCTGCTGAGCACTTGCCAGGGGGGCGTGAGTGGAGTTGTTGTACTGGCGGCCGAGGACGCCGGAGATATTGGTGACTTCACCGATGGTGGTGAAGGTCAGGGAGCCGTACGCCGCGGCGGTTTGCGCGGTGGGTGCGGCAGCGGAGATGGCAATCGAAGTGCCGGCTGCGGTGGACCAAGCCATGAGAATTCCCTTCGGAAATGAAAAAACCGCCCGGAGGCGGCTGGAGGTGGAGCCCTACCGGGCGGGGTGCGGGTTACTGGCCCGGCAGGTCGGTCTTGGCGGCTTCGGCGATTTCCTTCGCTTCGGTCGCATTGACGGTCTGGACATAGCCGCCGTCGATGAGTTCGCGGACTCGGGCGGCATCGCCGATCTCGAGCAATTCGCCAGCCTGGAACGTGCCTTCGGGGCCGGACCAGCCGTGGCGGGCCAGGAGGTGCGGAGTAGCTGCGGTCATGGGTTGCCTTTCACTGGATGGATTCGTATCGAATGGAGACCGGCACCGCATACCAGCCGGGTTCAGGCATCGGTGCGGCGACGGACGGCGTGCCGACGATGCGGACCTTGATGGCCCCTTCGGTCAGCATGAGGTTGGCCGGGAAGTGCTCGCGGAGCAGCTGGGCACGCGCCTCGGCCGCCCCCGCCCCGGTGCGCTCGGGATAGAACAGCATCACCTGGAAGATGCCGCTTTCGATGCGCCGGATCTGGGAGAGGGTCGGGTTGTCGGTGCGCGCCGGCAGGAGGTTCGCGCGCTGGTAGCCGGCGGGATTGGCGGCTGGGTCGAACTCGACGTTGTCCCACGCGGTGGGAATGGCAGGCGACAGGGCAGCCAAGCGCTTTTCCAGTGCTCGACGGATCAGGATGAGGCTCATGAGGCGAGCGCCTTTCGCAGGAACTGCTGGTACTCCAGCGCGGTGATTCGGACCATGCCGTTCGCGGCCTGCTTGGACCAGCCGTATTCCAACCGTCGTGCATAAGGCAGCGAGTTGCAGATATAGATAACTCCGCCTGCGGGGACTGCTGCGATTGCCTGCGAGATGCGACCGAGCGCAGCGCTGCCACTCTTGTCCGCCTCAACAGACGTGGCCGTATTCGGCACATTTACCCCGGCGATCCAGTTGTTCTTGAATCTGCCAGAGTCGACTGGGCTTCTCTCGATGAGCGAGCCCGCAACTTGCAGAGCCACCTTTCGGACCGCTACGTCAGCTGACAGCTTCGTCTTCGCAGCGAATTTGGCGAGTTGGTCGGAGAAGCCTGCCATGTCAGCTCCTCAGCTGGAGGATCCAGGTGGCGCTGGCAGGGTCTTCGCCCTTGCCTTTGACCGTCTGGCTGCCGATGCGATCGCCCACCATGGGAGTGCCAGTCACCTCTGCCTGCAGCGCGATCAACTTCGTATCGCTGGCCAGGATGTTCGTCCCGTCCACATCCTTCGCCTCGTAGGAGCCGAAGATGCCCCGGCCGGTGTAGCTGACCGTGTTGCTGCCCGCCGTGCCGGTGGCAGGGTCATAGGCGCCGGTCGCCGTCCGGATGCCGGTGAAAGCACGCACCGCGTCGGCCAGCCCATTGGGATCGTCAAACGCTGCGGCAAGACCTGCCGTGATTTCCTCGCGGAGTCCCATCAGCTGCGCTCCAGGAAGATGGTCGAGCTGCGGCGGGTCCAAGGCGCGATCAGGGCGAGCGCGTAGGTCTCGCCTGCCGATCGCGCGACCGAGCCGGATGCGTAGGTAGCCTTCGCGTAAGTGCCTGGCGCCGCGCTGACGTCCGTGCTGGTCACTTCCCGCCCGGTCGCCGCATAGAGCTTGCCGGCCGCTGCCTCCCGCGCGATCTCGGCGCCGGCCTCGATGACTTCCGATGGGATCGTCGTAGGGAGCACTACCTTGATGCGCTCGCGCAACCAGGCATTGGCCATGCGGACAGCTCGGGAGGCGTCGCCCTGCCCTTGCCAGCCTGCGCCGAGCAGCGCGTCCACGTCGGCGACGGTGATGTAGCCGACGGAGGTGGTGACGTCCACAGGCGTGGAGAGCGTCGAGAACAACGCCGCCGGAGCGGCCTGCTCTGCTGCCGTCTGCTCTGGACACACCGATCCGTCCGCATTGAATGCGGTGACAACGAGTTCTTCGGACATCAACGCTCCTCGATCTTGATGTAGACCGTGCGGTCGTCTCGACGCAGCGGCGAGCTCCCGGTCGTGATGCGGCTGGTGACCTTGTAAGTCGCGCCGACCGTGCCGCCGTTCAGAAACGCAGTCACAACACCGCCAGCGACAGAGCTGCTCGCCGAGGTCAATGGCGTTGCATCCCCCTGCGGGGCGCCGATCAATATCGTCTGGGTGACGATGCTGTCGCCCGTCTCCGCCAAGTACTCCGTCCAGTCGAAGCTGATGTCGATCTGGGCGTCCGGATCCTTGAGACCTGTCGGCTTCGTTGCATCCGTTCCCCAGTAGGCGCTGGTTGCCATGTGCTACCTCGATACCAAATAGTTGCGCGGCTCGGCTGAGACGCCATACAGCCGCGGTTCTGCAGCTATCGAATAGGTTCGCCACGGCGAGCGCTGGAATGCTTCGGGGCCGATCAGCGCAACGCTCTGCCCCACCAGCTGCGACGTACCGAGCGCTGCCGCAAGGACGTGCCGCTGCACGATGGCCACCGCGCCAGCCATCGCCAGGGACGACCCCGGCGCCACGGCCAGACGGTGCGCCTGCGTGATTGCCACGGCTGCGCCGGCAGGAGTCGAGGTTGCCGGACTGATCGCTAGGACATGCACCTGCGTGATCGCCACCGACGCACCGACAGGCTGCGAGACGCCCGGTGCTGCCAGCAGCTGGCCGGCGGTGCCGATGGACACGCTCGGGCCGACGGGCGTCGAGGTGCCGGGTGCCGCCGCGAGGACATGCACCTGCGAGACCGAGATGGCCGCACCGGTCGGCTGCGAGGAGCCTGCGGCCACCACCAGCGCATGCGCCTGGCCGACCGCGACGCTCGCCGCCGCCGGTTGGCTGATGCCGGCCGCAGCTGCCAGAACGTGCGCCTGCACCACCGCGCCGACGCCGAGGGCGACTTGCGACAGGCCGGGCGCCGCCACCAGTTGGTGCGCCTGCGTGATAGCGACCGAAGCGCCTTGCGGCTGGGAGGTTCCCAGTGCAGCGGCCAGCACAATGGCGGCCGAGATTGGGATCGCGCCCAGCGGCGCCGCGCCGAGCGGATTGAACCCGAGCATGTGCTACCTCAAACCGGCCAGCCGGTGGTGATGTCGTAAGACGCGAGATTTGCATCAGCCAAGACGGCAATCGCTTCGTGGTGGCGGCGTTCAGCACTGAAGCACGCCTGAACATGACGCGCCACAGCAGAAGCAATACCTCTAACTTGGTCAATAGTCAGCGTCGCCCAGCCGCTTTCGGCCTTGAAGTCCACTGACTCCACGCCGGCTTCCGCCGCATTAACCAAAACCGAGGTGATGCGATCCTGATCGGCCTTGCTGGTAGCCACGCGGATGCCGTTGGGCAGCGTCACTCCACCCGTCTCGCGCTCCCATCTCATGGATGTCGCCAGCGTCACCAGCTGCGCGCGGCGCGTATCGTGCTGCGACTGCAGTTCCTCCGCGGTGTAGGGCCGGGTGGTCCATTTCTGGCGCCACACGCCGCGCACCTTCTCGACGCCGTCGCGCTCGACCACGCCGTCGAACTGCGGCGGATCAACCGCCTCGACCTCGGCCACCTCGGGCAGCGCCTGCGGGTTGCTGGTGTTGGGGTATCGGGCCTGCAATTCCAGCGGGGACAGCACCTCGCCGGTGGCCCGGATGACGAATTCGCTCATGGGTTCAACGCCTGCCAGATGTTTGCGGAGAATTCCTGCCAGTCGGCCTGCGACAGGTCCTGGTTGAGTGCCACGCACGCCCGCATGGGGCCGGTGAAACCGCGCCGGAAATTGCCATCGGTGTAGTCGTCGCCACCGATGAGGCGCCGAGGCGATTGCGTCGGCTGCATCACGTTTCCGGAGGTGGTGACCGCCTGCATTCCGCCGTTAGCTGCAGCCCAGACGCGCACCCCACTGGTCCAGCCTCCGCCGATCACACTCTCAGCGTTTAGCGCAACAGACGCTGCAGAGATCACCTCCACGTCGCCCGAGGTGGAGCGGTAGCCCGCAAATGGCTTGAGCGAGTTGCCCGAGTTGCCATTGCCGAAGCGCAGCGTGGCACCGCCGCCGGGCTGGTTGTAGCTGCACATCAGGCCCGTGATGTAGGGAAAGCCGCCTTGCGTCGCAGTCGGCGTGCAGAGCACCACGTAGGTCCCCGGCGAGCTGCCGTAGGCCGTCTGGAACTGAGCGTCGCTGGACAACTGGATGTAGGCATCGCTCTCGCCGCCGCCGATCTGGTTGTTGATCGTGATGCGGTCGCCATCGTTGGAGATCGCGCCAGCACCCGCCACCAGCGATGCGATCGCGCCAGTGTCCTGGTTGACCATGCCCGCCGGGATCGCGGACCAGAAGCCCGTCACCATCGCGCCGAACTTGTTGGCCCGGTTGATGCCGACCTGGGTGGTGGGCTGCGTAGATCGGACGGGAGCCACCGCCACTGCTGATGCAATCAGCAATGAACGCTGTCCGCGGCTCATTTGCTGTCCTCGATCGCCCGTCCGCCGCGCCAGGTCGCGCCGCCGTCGCGGGTGTAGAAGGTCAGCACATCGAGGCCCGATGCAGTCAGGCTCGGCGCGGCTCCCTTGGGCCACTTTATGCCGGACCACCAGGTCACCGCGAAAGCGCCGCCATTGGTTAGTTCCAGGTCGAACTGCCCGACCTGGCCTGCTGGCGGGACGTTGCTCACGGTTAGCGTGGTGGCCCCGGTGATCGTTTTCGAATACACGGCAGCAGCGCCGACTGCAATATCGTTGGCTGGCAGCGCCATATGCCGACCGCCTGCGACTTGCACAGCCGCCGCCGTGCAGAAGACATCCTTCGATCCTGCCGGGAAGTCAACCAGCGCGCCCGCATTGGAACTGGATAGCACTACGTCCCGAGTTAGGCCCGTGGCAGCTGAAAGAGTGCCGAGTCCGATTTCCCAATTCGACGCATCAGCGATGGCATATGCGATAGCCGATGTACCGACCGAGAAAGCCGACGCGAAAGTTCGGAATCCGGCCGGCGCAGCTCCAGCAAGAGTAAGGACTCCTGTTCCCGTGGTTGTGGTGGTGTCTTTGACGCGGTCAGCCAGCGGCATGGGCGCTCTCCAGTTCAGTGATGCGGACCCACAGCAGCGGGATTGGCCCGTGCTGGGTCTTGCCGGTGTGCTCGACCAGCGCCACGCCACGTAGGGCGCGCTGGATCAGCCGGAAGTGCGGCTCGGTGACCGCAGCCTCCACGCTGACCAACCCGAGCCGCTTGAAGTCACTCAGGCCGTTTTCGCGGAACATCCGGTAGAAGTCCGAGCCGGAAAGTCCGACGATGAAGCCACGATCCCCGATGACGACCACGTTGCAGAGCGCGCTGTAGTTCGGCGAGTCCGGGCGGTCGTAGACGCGCATGCTGTGCGCGCTGGGAGTCGTGACGACATGCATAGCATCAGACCGGCTGCGGGATCGTGTAGGGGATCGCCGGAAAATTGACCGGGTTGCCGCTGGTGATGACCTGGTTCGTGGTCTCGTCGGTCACGTAGATCACGCCGTTGGAGCTATCGACCACTGCGATATGCAGATCGTCGGAGCCTGCGGTCGAGGCGGTCGCGTTGCCGCTCTTGCCAGTCGGGCCCGTCACAACCCGGCTGGTGCCGCTGCTGGAGAGCGTCCAGTCGCCGGAGACCGTGGTCACCTCGGCCACTTTGTTGCCGGCGACCGTGGCGTCACTGTCGGCGGTCGTGAAGTTCTTGATGAGCCAGATCTTGGCAGCGTTGGCCTTCAGGTAGTTCAGGCCGCCGTCCTGCAGGGCCGAGCTTGCGCGTTTGGGCATGGGTATGTCCTTCGGGGTTGATGCGATTCCTCGCTTGCCAGAAAAGCCCACAGGTGAGCCTTTCCAGGAAGCGGCGGAAACGAAAAGGGGCGACACGAATGCCGCCCCTTCTGGTGGTGATGCGCTGGATCTACAGCGAGAGCAAGCCGCCGCCTGCGGTCTGGACCCAGCCTGTGCCGGTGTATTCCAGATCCATCCAGCCGGCGCCGTTGAGCAGGCCGAGCGACTCGACCGTGAGCCCGAACAGGCCGCCCGCCTCGCGTTTGATGCGGAACCGAGCGCCCGGGTAGGCGTTCGCCGTGCTGAGGGCAACAGTCCGATTGGCCGTCAGCGTCCCGCGCAGCACCTGGGTCGGTGCATTGGCGAGCGCCTGAAGAGTCATGGACACATTGGCACTGGGCAGCACCCGGGATGCCAGAGGCCGAACCGGCTTCCAAAACTGCCCGTCGCTGATCACGTAGTCCGGCTGGCCGTCGTGCAGGTCGGTGACCCACATGTACCGGCGCTCGAAAGCAGAAGCCGGCGGCAGGGTTGCCACCGTCGCCTGCCCGGGGATGATCAGGTTCGCCGAGACAGGCGGCGGCAGGAACAGCGGCGGCATCAGGTCAGCTCCGTGACGCGCGCGACGCCATTGGCCGAGGCCCAGACCCCGGTGATGACGCCGCAATAGTTGCCTGGCACCTCGTAGTAGGCGCCAGCCTGCACCTGCGTCGTGTACGACCCGACCGCAGCGCCCGCCCCCAGCTTGAGGTAGAGCACTGCGGTCGATTCGTTGTAGACCGTCGCGCCCAATCGGGCCGGATTGGCAAGCAACAGAGTCACCGCATTGGTGCTGCTGTTGACGCTGCTGCCCGCCCCTGCCGTTGAGGGCGCCGGCCGGCCGGTCAGGGGATTGCCGCCCTCATCGAACGGCACGACCGGCACGGGGTTCTTGTCTTGGAAGATTCCCACCGGTCAGCCCCCGTTAGCCGCCGCTGGGCTTGCGACCCCGGCGGGCCGGCGTCTCGTCTGCCGCGTCGGCGCCCGAGTTGTCCACGGCACCCGGCTCGGCCTTGTCCACGGCTTCACGGCCGTACTTCTCGGTCGACTCGCCGGTCTGCAGGTCCGAATCCGTGCCCTGCAGCTGCGGGACGTTGATGTCCGCCGTGGCCGACGACTCCAGACGCATGGCGATGCGCTTCTCGGCGTCCTCGGGCACCGCGTAGATCGTGCCTTCCTGCGCCAGGACCTCGCGAGCGTCCACCGGCTCGAACTCCTGCGGCTTGCCGGTTTCGGTGTTGATCAGGGTGACTTTCGACATGGTCAGTCCTTTGCGATGAACGCGGTGAAGTTGATCGACGGGCCGGTGCCACCCACGGTGGTGAACGCGCGGACGTAGCGGTAGATCGTGTCGCCCTGCTTGTCCGAGAACGCGGCCTCGTTGCGCGACTCGGAAGCCACGACGTTGACCGAGCCGAGCTCCACCACGCCGGTGGCGAAGGTAATGTCGTTCGATCCCTGGATCGCGACGCGATAGGTCTCGTTGCCGTTGCCGGTCGAGATGGCCGCGGTGTCGATCACGGCCTTGACCGAGCCGGACCAGGCCGGGCCCAGGTCGATGACGCGGGGCTGGCCGGCCACGGTGGCGGCGCCGTTGGCGGAGACCGCGCCGGCGTCCTTGAGCAACAGGAGGTTGTCGTAGGTGTTGCTGTTACGGGGCATGTCGTGCTCCTTACTTGGTGATGGCGAGATCGCCGACGTTGCGGATGCGGGCCAGCGAGCGGCCGTTCATGACGGCCTGGGTCACGAACCACTCCACGCGGGTGCGGTAGACCGGGAGCTGCTGCAGCTCACCCAGGTCGCGGACGTCCATGTCACCGTTTTGCAGACCCATCACCCGGCCTTCGCCGATGCTGGCGACGTAGATCGAGGTGGCGGTAGCCGCGCCCGATGCCGACGCTTCGTTGAAGGTCAGGATGTCATCGGCACCGGTGGGACCGGTGACGGTCAGGATCGGCAGGTCGTTGTACGCGGCGATGCGGCGGCCGAAGGCGTCGGTCGTGTAGGTCACGTAGCCCGAGACGGCGGTATCGCGAGCGGCCGCAGTGAACTTGCGGCGCATAGCTTTGGACATCACCAGGTGAGTCGGGTTGTCCACAGCGTCGATTGCTTCGTCCAGCTTGGCGAGGGACAGGGCGGCGCCACCGGCAGTAGAGCCGGCCGAGACGATCTGCGAGCCAGCCACGCGACGCTGCCAGCCATCGAACTCGCGCGGGTTACTGGAGCTGTCACCCTTGATCAGCTTGGCGGTGATGTTCGCGGCCAGAGCCTTGATCTTCATCGCCTCGTGCGTAGTGCGAACACTCGCGCCTTGGGTGTTGACGATGAAGCGATCCACGTCCATATCGCCGCCGGCGATGGCCAGGGCCTCTGTGACGGGGTTCAGAACGCCGGTCGACTCGGCGAAGCCTTCGTTCACACCACGGAAGCCCACGCCCGGCAGGGCTGCTTCCTGGTTGTAGTGGTAGGCGTTGCCGGCGATGGTCTGCCAGGGCATCACCTGGAGCAGATCCGAGGAACGAGCGAAGAGTTCGATAACCGCCGAGCGGTAGACGTCACCGCTGTTGATCTTGGCGGCTTCGACGAGGGTCAGTGCCATGGTGTTTCTTTCAGGTTTTCCCTTCCCGTGCGGCGTTCATGCGCGCTTCGGGAGGAAGGTTGGAGAGGTCAGCAGCGCCGCGCCGCGCACCCGAGCCAGAGCCAGGAGCGCCGGAGCCCTGGGCTTTCGGCCAGAGGTGCGGTGCGGTTTCACGGAGCGTTTCAGCCCATTCGGAAGGGGTCAGCGGCGTCTTGCCGTCCTTGCCCAGGACGACTTCACCATCGCGCTGGGCGACCACGTTGCCGTCTTCGTCGACCGACCAGCCCGACGTCTGGCCACGGAGAACGATGTCCTCCATGGCTTCGGGCAGGGCGCCGGCTTTCGAGGCGGCAGCAGTCAGGGCGCCGGAGACCTTGCCGGCTGCCAGGCGCTGGGCCTTGGCGTTCAGCTTGGCGATCTCCTGCTCGCGCTCGGACAGCTTCTTGTCGTAGTCGCCCTTCATGCGCTCGGTGCGCTTGTTCAGCACTTCGTCAATCTTTCCAGCCTTGATCAGGCCGGCTTCCTCTTCGTTGCTGAAACGCTGGACCAGCGCGTTGACCGTTTCAGGGTCCGCATCGCCGAACTGCTTCAGGCGTTCTTGAACCGCCCGCTTCTCGTTCAGCAACTCGGCGGTCTTGGCCTTCAGCCCAGCAGTTGCGTCAGCAACGGCCTTGTTGATCAGCTCCTGCACCTCGGGCGCAATCTGCTGGGGCTGTCCGCCGCCGCCGGCGCCGCCTTCGGCTTCCTGCTGCTGCATGAGACGGGAGAAGAGACGCTGTTTCCAAATGGGCATGGTTGAACCCCTCAGGGGTAGTGGTTGAGGACTTGCCCCTCAGGGGCGGGGAGGAATGAATCCGGCTCAGCCGGCTTCGGAAACGAAAAAGCCCGCCTGGTTGACCCGGGCGGGCTTTGAATGAGGTGCCTGACGGATCAGGCTGGTTTGATGCTGGGCGGCAAGATCGAGATCTTCAATCCGTGGATTTTCCAGCAGTCGGCACAGATGTAGTGCTCTATCAATGTGCCGGGTATCAGCCGGCCGTTCTTGATGCGCGTGCCGTTGCGCATGGTCAGGCTGGTCCGGCCACCGCATTGCGGGCACTGGCACATACCCTCGGGCCGTGGCATCGCCTTGACCCGCTCCCGCACCTGCTCCACGAGGGACAGTGTTTTCGGAGGGACCAGACGAAGGTGCGACATGCCCGGCACTATAGCCCGGCACGCTTGAACGCTTCGGCGTCGCGGCGGCGCATCTCGTCCAGCGTCAAAGGCGAGCCCTTGGCGCTGTACATGTCCTCCAGGGACAGTCCTCCGTCTCTCAGCAGCTTCCCGCGCGTCGCGCCTAGGACGTCGTCCTGCCGTGCCGCACTCTGCTTCTTGAGCCAGTCGCCGTACGACAAGTCAGCGGGGACAGCGCCATCCATCGATGCGCGCTCGCTCGGCGTGAACTCAGGCAGGCCTTCGATCCCGGACAGCTCAGCCCAGGATTTCGTGACCATGACCTGAGCGGAGCGGCAGTTAGAAACGACAACGCCAGAGGCTACATAAGATGCATCCTCTTCCACCTCAAGGTCGTACACATTGAAGCCATACTCCTGCACTGCCAGTGATATAACTTCATCATGAACAAACCCAAGCTGGACCATCGCGCTGTCATCCTTGAGCACCACATCGAGCAAGGAAAGTCCTTGAGACTGGTTGAGCGAGAGCTTGGCCTCGCCAACGGTTGCCTCTCCAACTTCGCCAAAAAGCACGGCGTCCCTGTCCGGGACAAGTCCCAGCAGGCGCTCATGGGGTTCAAGACTGGCCGCGTTAAGAAGCTCGCTGGATCGGACCACTGGGCCTTCGGCCGCACCAAGGAAGACTCCTTGGCTTACGCCCTGCACTCCAAGCGCATGACCGAGCGCAACCCCAGCCGGATGCCTGGAGTCGCCGAACGGATGCGCGACACCAACGAGGCCCGCGGCGCTTTCGCTCGCAACGCAGAGCGGCTTCGCGGCAAGCCTCTGCCGATGTCCACCAGAGAGAACTTGGCGAAGAGCATTGCAACCACATTTCGACAAAGCCTGAGCCAGCGCGAGCAAATGATGCTGGAGACATTGGTCAGCTTCGACCCGCTCTGGATTGCACAACACCCAACGGGCTGTGCCGTCATCGACTTCGCAAGGCCCGATATCAAAGCTGCCTTCGAGATCGATGTTGGCGGACACAAGCTTGATCGCTCGACGGAGCGCGACAGCAGGCTCGTCAGCGATGGTTGGACCATCTTCCGATTCCGTGCTGACTTGGCCCGCGAACCGGCCTACTTCGTCAAAGCCTTCCGAATAGCCGAAAAGCTGATCCCCGACTTCAAGTGCCCCAACGAACTTCCAACCCTGCCCCGCAGCCAATATCGGGTGGTCATCCGTTGCCCGGAGTTTCCTGCCGGACTGAGTGTGAACAACCCGAACGACCCGGCTATCGCTGAGCTTCGATCGCGTCGCGAGCACGCGCCGGAGCCGTCCACGGTGAGTTAGCACCTCGTCACCCACGGCGATGTCTTCGATCGCCCTGGGGCCGTTGGAGGTCATGACCTGAGTGCCCTGAACAACCGCCCGCCAGTGCGCCCTGCCCGGTCCTGCCAACCAGGGCAGCTTGTGCCCGATCGGCTTGTGGCTCACCGGCTCGTAGCGCAGGCCATCGCGGATCCGGCAGATGCTTGATGTGCGAATGTCCAGAGTCGCACACCAGCGAACAGCCTTGATCAGGTCCGTGTTGGCCTCGGCGACCCTATCCTGCACCGTGCCCGCCATATGGCTGACTGCTGTCCGGACGACCGCCTCGGCATCACGCCGGCTGATCTCCAGCACGCCGTCCTTGTAGCCCTTGGCCTTCGTACCGCGGATCTCTCGGATGATCTGGTCATTCGTCTTGTTCTCGACGAAGCCCTGCGCGACCACCTGCCGGATCTTCTTCGCCCGGCCGGCTTCCTGCTCCGCGATCCAGCCCTTGAGCAGCGCGCCTTGGAATGGCCGGGAAAGCGCGGCCGCGTATGCCTGCTCGCCCGTCACCGTCGCAACACGCACCGCCTGGGGGAGCGCCGACCGAAGCGCCTCCGTCTGGTACGAGGCTTCGTAGTTCGCGAAGTCTCGCAGCTCGGCAGTCAGCTCCCGGTCAACCTGCTCATATGCCGTGCGGTTGAGGCTCCGCACGCTGTAGAGCAGCGATTCCAGCCGTTCGAGCGTGAAGCTGGAAGGCTCGACTTGCGCTAGGGCAGCGGCCAGCTCGGCGGCCAGACGGACATCCGATCGATTGAGCACGCCGATGATTTTCACCACCACGCTGGACGAGTAGCGCGACAGGTCCACCAGGTGGGCTATCGCGTCATCCTGCAGCCGCTCGTTCGCCGATGCCATCGGTCAGCCCTTCCGTACCCAGCGCGGGGCCTTCCTGCTCCAAGTCGCCGTCGATAGCCTCGTCCGTGCGCTCGGTGGCGATGACGCCCACGCGGCGGTAGAAGGCGCGAACGTCTTCCTTCGCCATCAAGCCGGTCTGCCATGCGCTGACCAGGGCCTGCAGCAGGGTCGGGTCGGCCGTAAGCCGCACGAAGTCCTGATTGATCTTGTAGCTGGCGGCCAGCTCTTCATCCGAAACGGGCAGGTCCAGGTAGCGCGCGCACCAGGCGATGCACCGCTGATAGGCCTCGGAGACGTTGGAGATGCAGAGCGACAGCACCGAGGTGGTCGCTTCGCGGTCGTTGTCCTCGCCGGTCGCCGTCTTGTTGCGGTTGGTGGACTCGATCAGGCGGGCGCCGAGGGCGACCATCTGCCGCTCCTTGTGCTCCATCGCCTCCTTGACCAGAGTGTTCGGCGCAGGCTGGGCGAAGCCGAAGGATCCGCCCGCGGGCAGCAGGATCGGCGTCCGGGAGCCGATGTACATCGCTTGGCCGGTCCGGTTGCCCTGGACGTCCACCGGATTTTCCATGTGGTCGCGCCATTCAGTGTCCAAGCCCGTGATGTACGGCTGCGCCTGGCCTACGTAGAAGACGCTGTCCTCGAAATCGGCCGAGTTGCGGAAGTGCGCGACGTTGACCTGCGCCAGGCCATAGAGCGGTGATGGATCGATGCTCGGGTCGTTGTTCCGACTCCCGATGAACTGGAACGGGATGAAGTCCAGAATCCCACCAGTGGAACGAAGGACCAGCTGGTCGACTTCGTTGCCGGACGCATCCTGCAGCACACGCTTGAGCATAGGCGGCTTCTCTTTCGGCCCCGCCGGCTCACCCTCGTACCAAATCCGGCAGACGCACTGCCCGTCGATCAGCCGAAGCTCACGGTACTGCGTCTGCTCGACGAGCCCGAAGTCGTCATCTTCGACCTCGACCAACTCACGGAGCACCACCAGGGACAGGACATACTTGCCACCGACCAGCGTCTGACGCCAGTTGATGATGTCCTCGGCCCGGTAGCTCTTGATCACCGGTCGGGCCAGCGCGTCGGAGAAATCGACGTACAGGCCATGCCGACCGATTTCGACGATGTTCGCTGCCACCGCCTGGGATTGCTGGTACAGGCTCGTCCCGGCGCCGTCCGCATCCGTCAGAAGGTACTCCAGCTTCGAAGACAGGTCGGAACGCGGATCCTTGATGAATGCCAGCCCGACCAGACCGTCCCGCGTGAAGCTGGTCGCCGTGTACAGCACCGCCCGGTCGCGGTACGCCGCATTCCGGTCCTTGTTGCCCTGCGACTGGTCCTGGCGGTTCAGATACGGCAGGTAGTCGCCCGCTCGCAACGCCTGATCGCCGGCGCACACGTCCCGCACCACGGCCCAACGCTCGGAGGCGTCGGCAGGGATGCGGTTGTACGAAACGGATTCAGCCATTGCTTGCGGATCTCAGGTTGATGGACATGGCCGCAGGGCGGTTTGCCAGTAAGCGGTATCGAACCTCGTCGGCGACGTGGTCCTCTGCATCGGTATCGATGTCGTCGGCGTCACGGTCGTCGCGAGGCAGGACAGGCACGGTGCGGATGAACTGCCGGCAGGTATCAAAGACGAACAGGCCGGGCTCTTCCATGCGTTCAGCCTTCGCAGCAAGCAATCGCCCGCGCATCAGCTGCCACCCACGCTTGCGAGACCCGGGCGACTTATCCGCCTTCTCCCATCGCACCTTGTGGCGCTCCTGGATCTTGGCTGGGCTGTCGCCATTGGTCTCGTCGAAGATGCTGCTGTCGGCCGGGCCCGGCTTGATGCGCGCCTGGATGCCCATGTCGGTCTGCTGCTTGACGATGCCGTCAGCAATGCCGGCATCGCTCATCTTCAAGCCTTCGTTCGGCCGGCCGTTCCAGCCGTACCACTCGCCTATGCGGAAGAGCGTGCCGCGCGGGAAGGATCGCTTCGTGCCGTCTGCCAGCACCGCATCCGTCCCGTCCGACTCAGCCCAGAAGCCCACGGAGAACGGCTTGCTGCTGCCCCAGTCGAAAGAGCGATCGATGCGCCAGCTCGCCGGGATAGCGAACGGCTTGAGGACGTGCCGGCTCTGGTCCCACACGTCGTCAAACATGCCGCCTGCAACGATGTTCCAGTCGCCGTCCCGCATCGCACGGATCAGGGCCGGGTTGCCCAGGCCTTCTAGCCGGTCGCCGTAGTCCGGGTCGTTCTCCAGCAGCGTCGGGTTATCGGCCAGCTTGGCGGGGATGTACTGCCGCAGCATGCCGCCCTCGGTCTTTGGCTGCTGGATGATCTGCATGGGTGCGGCTTCGTCGATAAACGTCGCCTTGACCCAGTTGTGCCCTACTCCACCCGGGTTCGAGCCAGCGACGATGCGAGGAAAGCGGCCGGTGTACTTCTGCGCGAGTTTCAAGCCACCCAGGCGGCATCGGCCGCGCAGGTAGCGGTAAATCTTGTCCGTGAAGTGCGTCAACTCATCGAGCATCAGAACGTGAATTTCCGCGCCCTGGTATTTGCTGACGTCTTTCTCGTACTGGCAGTGGCAGAGATGGATCTTGGCGCCGTTCCAGAACTCAATGAAGTTCTTGGACCAGTTGATCTTGACGTACCCGGCTTCGATCCATTCCGCCATCAGCGCGGGAAAGCCGGTCGGGCCTTCCATGTGGTTTTTGTGCAGGTCATCCGACAGGCGCCGAAAGATGTAGACCTGCAGTCCAGGAATATCGGTGCACCAGGCAATGGCTGCAACGCGCATCAGGTGGCTCTTGCCGCCGCCCGCCGCGCCTCCGTAGAGGATCTCAGTTGCCCGGGAGAGGATGGCCGCCGTCTGCTGCGGGTGAAGGCTTAGTTCCATGGAGCACCAGCTTCAGTTCGGGCGTTTTGATCTCGCCGCTGTGCTCGACCTTCTCGACATACAAGCCGGACGCCTTGCCGCGGGATATCTCGGCAGTGATGGCCGCGGCGTACTTGCCTTCCTGCTCGGCCTTGCGGCTCAGTTCTTCCAGGCGGCGCAGATGGCCTTCCAGCGTGACCTGCGCAGCCTCGACCGCAGGCCGGCGCAATTCCTCAAGCCTTGTCGCAATCTTGTCGTTGTCTAGCAACACCTTAGCGTTCCGGTTGACTGTCTCCGGCTTCGTGTTGACCGTCTCATAGCAGCGGCGGTATGCCTCGCTCGCGTTCCCTGTCTCGATGTAGGCCAGACAGAAAGCCTCTTGCTTGGCTGTCAGGGCCATGGCTTGTCCTTTGCGATGAATCACCCCATCCGACTACCCTTGCGGGCTGGGGTGTGCGGTTCACGGCGCCCCTGATGGAACGGGACCGTATTCGTTCGGAGATCCGACCATTTGCCCGTGGCCGGCGCTGTCAGGTTCAGCGCGTGATCGGGAGCGAGATAGGGTGCCGCCGCCTGGGCGCGGTGTCAGGGTGGCGAATGGGTGCGTGATGACACGTCCCGGCGGCGGCGAAACTGGGCGACTACTGGCAAGCCTCACAGGGCTCGCCTCCTTCGGGCCTTAGGGGGCAGATCGGCAGCAGCTCGTCGGAGTCGAAGTCGATGGGCTGAGGCTCGGCCTCGGGTAGAGCCTTCTGCATGCTCTCGCGTTCAGCGTGGCTCATGCCGGGTCTTTCCTGCATGGCTCAGGCTTCCAAGTCATACGTCTAGCCTTGATGGTTCTCTTGCCTTGCGCTAGTGCTTTAAGCACACGATGCCGGCCATCCGCCAGCGTGCCATGCCAATCGATCAGGATCGGCTCATCCAGATCGGCATCCATGCAGCGCTTCACATGCGCCGCAAGGTCGAACATGTTGGAGTCGGACCAAATCTTCATGCCAAGGTCAAGCGCAGCCAGCGGGCAGTCGAACACTGGCAATTCTTTTGTGTCATCGATCAACTTGGCGACGGAGTACCAATTGCCGAGCCCGTCGCAGTAGTAGTGCTGCATCGGCTCGTTCTTTGCGAACGTGACTTTGGGCGGATTTGCCATGGCATCTTACGGTTGCGGCGGGCGAGCAGCCATGAAAAAGCCCGCCGGGCATTGCTACCGGGCGGGCTGGATGATCTGGGGCAACTAGTCTGCGCCCGTTTCTCGGGACTCGACACCTGCTGAATTCAAAGGCGGCTCTCCTTCTCTGAGAGGCCAGACTTGAAGGGAATCGTATCCAGAGACAGAGATCTGGAAGCCGTGCCGGCGGCAAACATCTTCGATCTCCGCAATGAAAGCCAACGCCTTTGGACTCAACTCACTCATATGGCGTGCCTATTGTTGGGCGTGCGCATCCATCGAAGTCTCCTGATGTCGCTACAGGCCATCCCGGCCAGGCTGTTGCATCAAGCATCCGATGGGCGCATTCGCCAGATTTCGCCGGGGTGATGGTTCGTCGCCCATGCCACCGGCGAGTGGCAGTTTAATTCATCTCCGGGAATTGCGCAACTTGACGCGGATCTGCTGTCGAGCGCCATCCACGCAATCCTCGATGAACGAGGCCAGCCGGCGGCCGACTTCCCCGTACGGCAGCTTCGCCTTCCCGGTGCCGCCACAGGCCTTGCACGCCTTGGCGCCCTGCTTCCCTCCTGGGTGTGTCTGCCACCGCGTGCCATTGCATACGGGGCACGTCTGGTTGAGCCACCAGCACAGAACTGAAGTTCCGACTTCCTGCGGATGCTCGACCTTCCAGGCGGCCACCTCCAGCGTCAGGTGCCGGCGGACACAGGGCAGCGCCTTGAGCTTGCCCAGCAGAAGTCGCGTCTCATGCTCGTTGTAGGCCTGGGCGGCTTGGCAGGCCGTGTGCGCCACGTACTGGCGGATCTGCCCATCCAGGGCGGCGGGGCTGTCGTTCCGCAGGTGCTTGGACTGGATGCGTGGCGCGAACATGCTGGCCGGTGCCATGCGCGGCTTCTCGGCGCTGTCGTACTCGCTGTGCAGACGCAGGAGCGCGGCGCCGATGCTGGTTGTCGACCCGCGGGCCGTTCCAGCAGCGAGCAACACCTCAGCGCTACCGATCGTGCCGAGGTCGGTCGGCGTCAGGCGGATGGTCGTAGCATTGACTGCGCTCGAGTACGCCTCGTCGATGGTCCGGGTGTTGTCTTCCATCAGCATGCGACCACCTTTTCGACATCGTTGCGAAGAACTGCAGAGAGCAGCATGGTTACGACCTGGGCGGCAGCCAGCACATACCAGCCCATTGCCGCAAAGATGGCGAGCGTCAGAAACCCAAGGATCTTCGCGTTGACCCGATTGCGCTTGGGGATCTTGCGCAGCGTCTCGTAGAGGCTCTTAACCGATGGATGGCCGTCCATACCGAGGCACATCAGTATGAAAATGATGCTCGACACCAGGAAAGCCACCTGAACGAAGTAGCCCAGCCGCGCGGCGAAGGGAAGCCACGGGGCGTCGAAGAACTCGACAGCCACCATCGGCCCCACGGTCAGCAGGAAAAATGCCCAAGACTTGAGGATGTTCTTCACGATTGCGTTCCCTTCAGGTTGTCGAGTCGTTGCTTCTCTGCTTTGACGGCAGCGTGGCCGTCCTTCCAGCCTTCGCCGAAGATGGCGAGCAGCTGTGCGCGGTACTCCGGCGTCAGGGCGCCGGCCTGGGTCGAGTTGAAGAACGCGATGCCGTTCGCCAGTTCGCGCGTCTGGCAAACCCGGCAGAAGCGGTCCATGCCGCCCCAGTGCGGGTTGCTCTCGGCCTGGGTGCAGTGCCTACAGGGCATTGGCGTCCCTTTCCCGGGCCTTGCGGCGCTCAACCAGCTTGGTCAGTGCCTCGTCCAGCTTTGCCGCACTCTCGGCGCGAGCTTCCTCATTGAAGGGCAACCCCTTGGCGCGCATCTCGCAGGCGCAGAACGGCTCGCCGAAGGCGGGGCCGATACAGGCGCAGATCGTGTAGGTCTCAGGCATGAGCGTCCTCCTCGCGCATCCGCTTCCAGCGCTCGAGCGTATCGACCGCCTCCTGCACATCCTTTGCGATGTCCTTCGCCCCGCGCTGGCCGGCGCAGAGCAGCTTCTTTACCGCGTGCTGCAGGCACGGATCCGTGACTCCGAAAAGGCTGAGGACGCGGTAGACGTCGATCTGCTCCAAGTGGCGGACGTCCTTGAAGTAGTGGGCGTGCAACTGCCCGTCAGCAACGACAGACCATTGACCAGGCTTGCTCATACCCACTCCTTCACGCTCGGATGAGCTCCACGGATCCGGTTGAAGCACAGCGTCAGCCCCTTGAGGATCGTTGCCCGATCCACGCTCTGGCGCTGCATGTCGAGATACGCCTGAACGTCTGCCAGCGCTTCCAGTTCAGCCGGCAGGACTTCGACCCTGCCCCAGCGCTCCACTCGCTTCTTGATTGCCATGAATGCGGCGTGCGCCTTCTCGACCGCAGGCAGCGCTTCAGGCCCGATACCCATGCCGGCCAGCGTCTCGCAGAGGTTCATGACGTCGGCCAGGTCCTTGACATCCTCCAGAGTGCCGGTCCCGTTGCGCAGCGCCTCCAGACTGGACAGCTCTCGGAGGCGCAGCGCGGCGACCTGATCTGCAGATGGCAAGGAAACATTGCGCATCGCTGCGAGCATTGGGTTGGCCAAAACCGGTCTCGGCACTCGACGGCCTCGCTTACGCATGGACGCCTCCCAGGTGGAAGACGAAACTGGGAACGCGGGCAACGGCCGTGCACACAATGCTGTCGGCTGGCAGGTCGGTCAGTCGGGGAGGCTTTGGCTTGTATGGGATTGGGCCTATGTGCGCCTCGCCCTTCGTGGTTGGCCGCAATACAACGTCCGCGTACGTGCCCTTGATCCGAACACCCTCTGCGGAGTCCACCAAACCATTGCGCTGCAGGGCTTTGATGCCGTTCCTCACGCTCTCGCAATCGAGGTAAAGCAGGTCAGCCAGCTGCGCGCGAGTCAGCGGGCTGATCTTCAGCCGCGCCAGAAGTTTCTGAGGGATGGTGTCGCTGCTCATGTCGGATCCAGTTCGAAAGGGTCAAAGGAGGGGGTGGCGTTGAGTTGGGTGAGCGCCCATTGCGCGGCGTCGCGGTCACGCTGGGGGCGCTTCGGATCGGTGGCGATGAGCCGCCATGCCTCGACCTGGCGGAGATGGCCACGCTCGAATGCGCGGTCCTTCTCAGTGCGCGGCGCGGAGCCGCTGTCCAGCCAGCAGTGACATGCCATGCAGGCCCAGGCGCTGTACTGGTCGTCAGCCTTGCGGGCGCCGGCCTTGCCGTGGATGGCTTGGTTGCTATGGGCGGCTACCGTGGTCTCCGCGCCGCCTTGGCAGACGCCGGAGATGCGCAGGAGGCAAGGCATGCCGCGGGCGAGGTCCAGCAGCGCGCGGTTGCGCTTCGGCTCGGTCTTGGCGTCAGCAGCCGTGCCGGCATCGCACCGGACGATGACGCCGCGGCGCTGGTCGACTGGAATCGGCACGGCTGCGGCACGGACACGGGCCGGGCGCTCGGCGCGGCGGAAGGTGGAGCGGGGCAGCATCAGTCGTCCCACCCTTCCGGCGCGGAGAACATGACGCCCTGCTGCGCGCCGAAGGCTTCCATGAGCGTCTGCAGTTCGCCCATCTCGGCCTTCGTCATCTTGCTGGTGGACTGCCCCAGCACGACAAAGCCGCCTTCCAGGCCTGGCACCACGTCCTGCCGCTTGAGCGCTGCCGAGAAGACGTGCTTCCACTCCTCCGGCGTCAGCTTGCGGCCGTGCCAGACGACCTGCTCGCTGATCTCGGTCAACATCGCCCACATGCGGGCGTTCTGTGCCGTGCTGCGGGTTTCCAGTTTCACCTCCAGGCGCAGGCGGGAGCCGTTGCCTACGAGCCAGCCCTTGATGGCCGGCCAGAGGATGGTGTTGAGCGCCTTCCAGGCTTGGACAGGCTCATGTAGAACGAGGGTCTGCTTCATGCCTGAGCCCTCCACTTGCACCCGCTGCACGCCGGGTCGGTCTGGCCAAGACCCGATTCGGAATAGGCGCATTCCTGCCGGCCGAAGCCCTCGATCTCCACCATGCGGCGCGATCCGGTCTCGGTCCAGCCGTCTTGCACCTGCAGGGTCTTGGCATAAGGCGCGCGGTCGTAGCAGCCATTCGCGTGGACCGGCCGGACGCTGACGATCTTTCCTGGGCTGAATTGCGGCGTCATTCGGCACCGCCCTTTTGCTCTTCCGGCTGGGTCTGCTGGCGCAACTTCTCGGCGTACTCGGCCATGTCGTCCATGCCGGCCGCATCCATGGCAGCGATGTACTTGGGGCAAAGGAGGGACATCAGAATTCCTCCGTCAACCAGCCGCCGCCGTCCTTGACGGCCTGGCGCTTCACGGCGATGAAGCGGAACGGGTACATGTCCGCGGCGATCTTGATCTTGGCCCTGGCGTCGTCCTGCCAGTGGCCCTTCACCTCGTGCAGTTCCATCGAGTTATCAGAGAGCATCACGGCGAAGTCAGGGGTATAGAACGTGTTGTCGGCCAGCCGCAGCTTCACGCCCTCGAACTTGAACCAAGCCACCTGCCCCATGATCTTTCGGGCATCTAGGAAATTGGCGTAGGCCTTCTCTGTGTTGTTCAGGGTTCCGACCTTGAGTCGTCCGAGCGCTTGAAGCGCCTTGACGTTACTTACTTTCATCACAGCCCCCTCGAAGTGGTCTTGGTAGCGCGGGACGGCATTGGCTCCGTCCAGTCGCCAAACTGCTGGTACTTGCCCACGAAGTGCAGCGGCACCACGCCCTGCGCTCCGTTTCGATGCGCGACGATCTCCAGCTGCGAGTAGCCGGCGAACTGCGACTCCTTCTTCGACATCGGGTGCGAGTGGTCGGTGAAGAGGAGCGCGATTTGGTCGGCGGCGGCCTCAATGGCGCCGGAGTCCCGCAGGTGGGACATCACCGGCGCGCCATAGGTCTCGTCGGCCTTGCGGTTCATCTGCGATAGCAGGATCACGCCGATGTCGAGTTCCATGGCCAGGGCCTTGAGGCCATTCGAGATGACATCGAGCTCCTGATTGCGGTTGTCGCCCGCCTTGCCGTCGCTCTGCATCAGCTGCAGGAAGTCGACCACCAGGACGCCCAGGCCGTGCTCGCGCTTGACCTTCATGGCCTTGCGGCGGATATCGAGGAGCGACAGCGCGCACTGATCGTCATGGATCAGGTTGAGCGCCGAGAGCCGATGTGCAGCGTTGGCCACTCCCTCCCACATGCCGGCGTCGTGCTTGTCGGCAGCCAGGATTCGGCCCAGGTCTACGCTGCCGAGCGCGGCAGTGTGGCGGTGCATCAGCTGGCGCACCGGCATTTCCTGGCTGAGGTAGCAGACCGGCACACTGCGGGCCATGTGGCGCGAGATGGACAGCGACAGCGCGGTCTTGCCGTGCTTCGGCCGGGCACCAATGACCATCATCTCGCCGCGGCGCAGGCCGCCATTCAGAATCGAGTCCAGCCCCCCCAGGCCGGTCGCCATCGCAGGATTCAGGCCCTCGCTCAGGTCGTCCAGGTGTTGCAGGTAGTCGGCCAGCGAGACGGTGACATGCTGCGGATCGCGCGCCTTGACCTTCGAGCTGGTCAGCTTCGACAGCAGCATCTGCGCGGCATTGGCCTGCTCCTCGAACGAGCCGCCTTCCAGCGCCAGGTCGCGGATGTCGTTGCCGGCCTGCAGCAGTTGGCGGCGGGCGTACAGGTCGCCGATCACTTCCGCATGCCGACGCAGCGTGCGGGGCGACGGAGCCACCTGGGTCATGCTGTTGAGGGTAGACAGGCCACCCTCAGGCAGCGTGCCGTCCAGGCGCATCTGCTCATAGACCGACAGGGTGTCGAAGGGCTGAGACGCAGCCGACAGCTTGAGGATCGCTCCGTAGGCTTGGCCGTGCATCGGCACGTAGAACGCATCCGGCGACAGCCGCGGCATGGCCGAGATGGTCCCGTTGTCCAGCATCAGGGCACCCAGCACGGCGTGCTCGGCCTCGACGCTGTGCGGTGTGGTGGTGAATTCGTCGCGGTTCATGCTGCCTCTTTGTTTTGGTAGTTGCCTTGAATGACCTTGGCGAAGTTGGCGGCCTTGACCAGCCAGCCCAGGTCGCATGCGGTCCACTGGCCGTTGCGGCCGCTGAGAAAGTCGCTATCGGCGACGAAGCCGAAGAACCGATCGAACCAGTCCAGGGCCTCAGCTTCGGTGGTCGCGTAGGGGGTGCCGTCGCGACGCTTGGCGGTCAGCAGCCACTTCCAGCGGGAGCGGAGGTCCTTCGCTCGCTGGCCATCCCAGAGCTCGGGTTTCGGCTGGGGCAGTGTGGGCAGGTGCTTGGCGAACAGGTCGATGACTTGGCCGTGAGGGCAGTTCGGCAAGCGGGATACGGTCGATGGCGAAGCCGTCGACGAAGAACCGTTAGGTTCTTTGTCTTCTTCCTGTTCCTGTTCCTGTTCCTGATTAGGGGAAGTCTTGTCGGAAGCCTCATCGAAAGCCTTTCCGGAAGCCTTTCCGGAAGCCTTCTCTTCCTTCTTTGCTGGTACTTTTGGCTTGCCACAAAGCACCTCGTCGAAGGCTTCCACATAGGAGGGCCCGACTTCTTCCAGGGCTTCGCGGATGCCTTTCACAGCATCGCGCTTGAGTTCGCATTCGGGCAGCAAATCCAGCTCGACGCGCCAGCTGCGGACGACGTTGGGAGATTCCGGCTTGTTGTGGCGAATGGCATTCGGGAGCCATACCAGCTTGGCTTTGAAGTCGGCTTTCGCCATGCCTTGATCGGAGACTTCCCGGAAGGCTTCGTCGAAGGCTTCCTGATCCCACGAAAGTTCTTCGGCCATGGCTGCGCGGCCGGCGCGGAACAGGCCGGGAATGGCTGTGGTGTGGGGGCCGGTCAGCAGGAAGAACCACAGGCCCTGCCCCGAGGCTGGGATGACGGACAGGCTGCGGAACTTCTCGTCCGACCATGTGCGAACTTCGATCTTGCGGTAGCGGCTCATACGCCCGCCTTCGCATACAGCTTCCCGCCGGCAGAACCATGCCCACGCACGCGCGGCACGTAGCCGACGACGCGGATGCGGTTCTCGCGGAGAGCCTTGGCGTAGGCCGAGCCGGTTGCCCGGTCGTCGTGGGCCTGGATACCGGCTTGCTTCATGGCAAGGGTGCAGTCCTCGCCAGCGAACTGGGCGTGTTCGTCGGCATAGGCACAGATGAAGTCGAACGCCTTGGCGCCGAAGCCGGGGCAGACCTCGTCCGCCTTGGTGGCGCAGCGCTGGCCGGCTTCGTCGCCCAGCTTGCGGGCGGTGGCAGCACGACGGCTCAGGCTGGCTTGGACGATCCGCGGCGTGCGGGAGAAGTCGATGAGGGGGGCGTTCGACATCAGATGCTCCTGAGGCTGATCTTTCGGCTGCGGTCGCGAGCGGCCTGCGCATCGCTTGCACCGAAGTTGAAGCTGGGGTCCTCAGGCGTCTTCAAGCCCATGCCGACCGAGCGCAGGGCCCGTCGAATGCTGAAGCGGGCCATGGCCTGCTCATGCGCTACGGAACCCCGAGCGGACTTTTCCGTTACGGAGAAGCGCATCGGCGTCATTCCCGCGGCAGAAACGGCACCACCTTGGCAGCCGGCATTCGTGGGATCACATACCGCTGCTTCATCACCTCGCGCACCATGCGCGTCGCTGCCTCGTCCCTGGAGACACCCCAGAGATCCGCAAGTTGCTGCACCTGGGCAGCCTCGGCCGGCGACAGATCCATCGCGACCGATTCCGTGTCCGTTGGCTTCACTGTTCATTTCCGTTACGCGTTCGTTGAGAGAGAGCACCTGGAAAGGCACTCGAAAGGGGTTAATGCGCGGCTCGCAATCCAGCCGGGGTTTCCACAGAATTCGATGCACTGCCCTGCGAGGACAGGTACTGCAGGAGCAGGCCCCGCATGAAGGCGGACGGCTGGCAGCCGTTCAGGTCGGAGATGGCTTCGAGCGCCCTTCTCTCCTTCTTGCTGAGGCTCAGGTTCACGCGCTCATTGCGGATGTGGGTGGGGTCTGCGTACATGGCTGGCTCTCTCGGGTGGCAGGGGATTGGTTGATTGGTGGGAACGACTCAGCGCGCGGCGCTGGGCAGCGAGGAGGAATTGCGATGGGAAATCAGGACGAGCACCGTCAGGACGGCCGAGATGGCCAGGACCGTGGCGATGACCTGCAGCACGACGTCGGTGCTGTTGGCGAGATAGCCGAGGAAGGCAGCCGCGAGGGCTTGCGTCAGGATGAGGAAGCGCAGGGACCAGCGGGCAGCAAAGCCGCGCGGCTTGCGCTGGGTCGGCATCTGAAGGGGCCAGGGGGCATCAGCCATGGGTGACGACCTCGACTGGCTGCGCGCGACGTTTGGGCGCCTTGGGACGACGGCCGAGAGCTTCCGCCAGGGCTACGACGTTTCCGTACGAAGGGTTGGCGATGTGGCCAAACCGGATCTTCTGAGCAGTGGAACGAGCCACCTTCGCCTCGTCAGCGAGCTGCAGGAAGTCTTGCCGTTTCAGGCCCTGGAGCTGCGTACGCAGCGCGTCGAGGTCGGGGAATGACTTGTTCATGCGCCTATTTTGATCCATCTTCGGATCGTTCGCAAGAACTATCTAATCCCTATACGGATAATGAACGGCGCGACTATCCGTTTATGGAAGAACGCCCGTCAATCCGCGCAGTTGTAGCCGACAACCTGTCGAGGTTGATGGAGGCACGCCCAGACTTGAGCAGCAATATCAAGCTGTCCGAACTTACAGATCTCGGAACGGGAACAATCGCCCGCATTCGGAACGGCGCGGTAGGCTGCACGATCGACACACTCGATGTGCTTGCGAAACAGTTTGGCCTTCAAGCCTGGCAGATGCTGATTCCTGGCATTGAACCGAAGGCCCTGCCTGAGCTACAGCCCACCTCTGCTGAGGAGCGTGAGCTATACGAGAAGATTCGAGCCCTGGTGAATAAGCAGGGCTGAACCGCAGCCACAGCCTAAGCGCTCGGCAAGAGATTGACGGCCGGGAGTCGTCGGACAGTGTCGATCGGCTGGCTGGCAAACAGGCTCACCAAAACCGAAACCTTAGTTCTCAGGCCTACGGTGCCCAAGCGGGTCAGCCCCTGCAACTCGGCCGCTTGTTCTGCCGACATCTCGCACTGCTCCTGGCCGGTCAGGATGTAGTGGGAGGAGACTCCGTAAAGCTGCAGCATGTCCCTGAATTTCAGGACGCAGGGCAATCGCCCCTCTTCAGCCTGTTGCATAGCGCGACGCCGGAGGCCGATTTGAACTGCTGCATCCTCAATGCTTAGCCCTGCCGCCTCTCGGGCAGCACGCAATCGCTCGCCTATCGGGGCCCCTTGACCCTGCTCCAGTTGAGCTGCGTTGACGATTGCTTTGACCTGCATTGAGTGCTCCTTTCGTAGTCAGATTTATTTCATGAGGGCTCTACTGTATCAATTTACAGTGCGCATGCCGAAAAAAATTTATCTTGTTCGATCCTTAAATGGATTGACATGACAATCCATAAATGGATAATTCATCCCATGCCAAGCGAAAGCACGGCACGGGAGCCCCGCCATCGAGCCGGCCCCTCCGGTTCCTTAAAAAACGACATCCCTGCCATCTGATGGTGGGGCACAAGCCGGGAGTGGGTTAGCACCGAATCCGGATGAGGCGGCGAGCCAAGAGCAGAAAGAAGCCAGCAGGCGGAGATAGCGGTGGTCGCTCCCTCAAAGCCTGTTCTCCCTCACCCGAGGGCGCGGAATCCGGTGTGCCGCGTGAGCTGAAGACATCCAACCCCACAACGCGGCCCGGCCGCCGAGGAGATCGCATGCGACACCACTGAGCCGGTAGACCCGGCCATCCTTCCCGCGCGCAACGTGAAAGCCGCACGTCAGACGGCATGGGATTCAAGTTGGCTGATGGCTGCGGGAGTGCCCACCCCGCCATAGCCAGGAGACGCCGCCACATGACACATGCAGCCTCAGAGCGTCATAGCTTGGGCCTGACCCTTCCCGTAGTGGAGCCGGATCGAGTAACCGGCCTTCGCCCAACCAGGCGATGAACCCCGCTATGGCGGGGACAAACCTAAGCGTCCTTCCCGGGCGCTTTGTTTTGTCCAACAAAGGAGCTTTCATGCCATTCAACGTCCACACCCCCGAACGTCAGCCCAACGAAACCCAGCAGCAGTACCGCGAGCGTCGCGCCCAGTCAAAGGCTCAGGCCCGCCGCGTGGAATTGGTCCACAACGCTGAGCGTTTCGGCGCCTACATCAAGCGGAAGGGCATGCGGGCCTGACCTTTCACGCCCTGCTCACGCGGGGCTGGACCAGAGCGCATTCCTGCGAGTGCGCTGCGGTCTATCAACACAGGAGAGCGAGATGGAAGAAATCGAGATCACTGAGCGCAAGCGGCTCGCAGATGCAATCGTCGCCGACAAGGATGGCAATCTAGTTGCTCACGCTCAATGCGAGCTGGCGGGCGCGTTCAGCCGCGGAGGCATGGACGCAATGATGGCTCGACACCTAGTCGATATGGCCCGCGTCTTCAGCGCCGAGGGGCACAGCGGGTTCAGCGGCAGCTATGCCGTCGCTGCGCTCCAGAAGCTGCTCCGGTTTGAGCCCTTGGGTCCGCTCACTGGTGAGGATAGCGAATGGACCATTCTGGACTATGACGAACGTACGTATGCACAGAACAAGCGCTGCAGCCATGTCTTCAAGCGAGCTGATGGCACTGCATACGACATCAATGCAGTGGTCTTCCGCGAGCCAAACGGTAGCTGCTTCACTGGTCGATACAGCCGTGTTGACGTGACCTTCCCATACACGCCCATAACGGTATACGCCGACGTGCCTGAGAACTACACCGAAGACGACACCGCAACAGCTGCGGCGGGAGCACTGATCGCCATTTAGCGATTGTGGCGAACCCAGTCCCGCCAACGACTGGGCAACTACCACCGGAGACGACCATGACCAAGTAACCCATCAGGACACTGCCGCAGCCCTCGCGGGGAGGGCTGTTTCTGAGGCTGTTGCGGGCCAGCAGCCTCAGAAGCACACCGGCCAATTCCGGCCACACCCCCACCCTTTCAAAAACGCGCACCGCCCTCTGCGGAGGCATGCGCACGCCTATCGAGGAGATGAGCATGACCAGCATCATGAATGTCGAAGAAGTTGGCATTCCTCATTGCCATGTCGGGAGCAAATTCCGACCCTGCCCATGGT